AGTCATCTGACTGTTCCATAGTAGTGTGGACACGTGCAAGACGCAAGTCTAGTTCTACACAAAAAGAGTCCCACAAGGGTTTATCGTTTACAAGTTTCTTTAATTGACTCATCTGTTTGGCCTCTGTACTAGTCCACCTAAATTAAACTTAGCTTCTCTGCGTATTTTATCAGCTAAAGACATAGTACCATCTACTTCTATGTAGTCGTACAAAGTATGTGTTTTTTTTCCTATTTTTATTTTACCTATTTCATTACCTAGTGTAATGTCTCCTACTGTAGCAGGTCTTAAATTAGGTTGTGGCACTGTACCATCTTTATTACGAGATGTAATTTTATCCATCCTAACAGGTCCAACAAATTGCATATCAAAAGAATAATAATGTTTATTTGCTTTTTTTGCAAAAACTTTAGATGCTTCTGGTCCACTCATAGCTTGAACTGCTACAATAGGGTGATTTAATCTTTTATTACCTTTTATTGTAAACAAACTCGGTTGTACTAAATTAGTCCTGTATACAGTACCTTTTTTTCCTGTATTTTTAAAATAGTTATCCTGCATTTCAGATAAAGATATATCAGAACCATCATAAGCATTTGCTCTAGCTAAAGTTTTATTATCTATACCACCAGAAAGTTCTTTATTAGAAGTTCTAGGTGTAATAAAAAGATTTTGAAAAGTCTTATTACTTACATCTTGAGGTTTTTTACCCATAACTATATAGTTACCAAACTCTAAATCTAACTCAATGTCAGCATCTTTTAACATACCTGTCATACGATCTCCTTTATAGGAGCTTTTTTCAGGATTAAAAAACTTACCCGGTGCTGGCATGACATTAACAGAAGAAGTAGATTCTAAAGCACGTGTTTGTCTTGCTACAAGAGGTTCTATTGCCTCTTCTGTAGGTATAACAATAGCACCTCTTTCTTCTCCTTTTGTATTTACATCTCTTACAAATTTCTTTTTAGAACCTCTTCCTACAGTTCTAACAGGCGTAGCCACCTCTTGAAAGATCTCTTTTAAGACCTTTGCTCCTAGATTAGCTATACTCATTACTGTACGTTCCCTGTAAAGCCTTCTTCACCCGGAGCAGGTGCAGCGCCAACACCTATATTACCACCGCCGCCGCCACCCATGTCTTGTGGTCCTGTAGGGCCTTCTCCTTGGGGTACTGAGGGGCCTTGAGGTGGTCCACCTGCTTGAGGTGGTCCTCCAGCTTCTGGAGGCGTTGGTAGGGGCTGTGCGAACTGTTTAAATATCTCTGCTTGCACTGCTGCATCCTGCATAGAGTTTGTAACCTTATCAGGGTCAAGATCCATGCTAACAGCAATCTCACGAATGATGTAGTCCATCTTAGCAAAAGGAGCCAACGCAGGGTTTTGTACAACCTGTAAGAACTGAGTTAGACGCTGACTACGTACTTCGTTAGCCATTAAGCTCTCAGTACCTTGTGCGCGTACTTCTAAGTCACCCTTAATAGATGGGTCAAAGTCAAACTGCATATTAAAGTTAAAAAATGCTTTACCTAGAGGACCAAGCATATAGTCATCTACATTCTTAATTACATTTCTTATAGATCCATTAGCAGCAGACATAAGCATACTAATACCAGAAGCTGTACGTCCAACACCTTGTACTCCTGTTTGACCGTGAGCAAAACTTGGGAACCCTGTGCTTTCATCAGCCAAGACCCTAGCTTTGTCAAATAGTTGCATATTTTCTCCAGCAACATTGGGGAACTTAGTACCAAAGATTGCCTGTCCGGGTGCGCCACCTTGACGCCTAAAGACTTTACCGGGGTACAGAGTTAAGTCTTGGCCCGGAACCAAGTTGGTTTCATCTATTTCAATCAATAGGTTACCAGACATAACTGCATTATCTACAGCCATACGCATGAAACCATTCATGAGTGTCTGTGTGTCATCCATGTTCTCAGCTATACCTACACCAAAGAAAGAGTATGGGTTTAACTCATAAGGAACAGCATAGTAAGGTATAAGTGCAGGTTTAAACGGATTCATAACTAAACGAATAACTTGACTGTTACATACCCATATGTTTACACTTAGTTGCTCTGAGTCTTTTAGTTCCTTTGGAATGTCTACATCGTGTTCTTTAAGGATGTCTGTATCTACATAACCCCAGAACTCATATAGCTCATAGCGCTGGGCTTTGGACTCTTGAGCATCGTCCTCCATTGCCTGTTCCCACCACTTCTTCTCGTAGGTTTCGCCCATACCAAGAGACTTCTCAATGGCGTTGTCACGAAAGAAAGGACGCCCCTTCAATGCACGTACTTGAGAACGTGATAGTTTATGCCTCTCTACGATGTATTCAGCCTCATCCATGTTGGCTGCATCAGGGTCAGGGTAGAAGTTCCATAAAGATACATGGCTAGTAGAAGGTACTGTCTTAATGGTAGGCTCATAGTCACCTGTCTCATTCCAGTTAGGATACTCTTTGTTAACAGCAAAGGGNCCTTTCATGATACCTGTGCCAAACAAAGCTAACTCAAAAGAACTAAGACGTAACTGTTTGTTTGCCCCAGACTCTTCTAGCTGATCGTGTATCTTCTTCTGCATCTTCTTAGCTGCAACAAGAGCAGGACTAAAGTTCATGCTACTAGGTAATGATCCTACACCTTCTACTAATTTATCTTCTACAGGCTCTAGTTTTTTAGCTAGACTACCAAGACGGTTCTTTATACTGTTTGCGGTATCTCCCGGCTGTAACTCAGTGTCAGGCCCAAAGATAGGAGGAGAAGAGAAAGCCTCTTTTAGTTCATCCATAGCAGTTTCTGCTTGTGGGTTTGCCTCAAAGTGTACTGTCTCAGCTACACCTTCAGGAAGTGTAGTAGGGTCAATAGCTAAAGGAAACTTCTGGCTTCCAAAGAGAACTTCTACAATCTGTCCGTAGGCAGCTAAAGTCTTAGTCTTGGTAACTTTAACAAAGACCCTTGACTTTTCAGCCTCTGTAAATTGTACGTCACTATTGTATATGCCTCTGTAATTACGGTAGGCACTCATCCAACGTTGTTCGTCTACGTATCTTGCATCTTCTGCTTTTTTAAACTTACCCATAACTAAGTCAATAATATGACCTGCTTTAGGATCAGTCATTCCTTCAGTAGAAACATCTTCTATGTGTGCTGATTCAGCAGACTCTAAGTTTGACTCAAAATCAGTTGTAAAATCTTCAGGGTCCATACTTAATATCCAAATGTAGGATCAGCAGCTTGAAAACCGCTTCTCTGTGTTGCAGGGTTAAAGTCCCATATAGAACTTCGTGGTCTAGTCATTATACCATATCTTATAGCGTCATACAAGTGGTCTTCTGCGTTTGTATCAACGTCTTCAGGGTTTCTTTTATCTAAGGGTATACTTGGTAGTTGTGCTATGCTATTGATGCAGGTGGAAAAGAAAACGAGTTGGGGTTCCTCAGTAAACTCGTCCACCTGCAAACGGCGGTGTATCTCATTCTTACCTGAAACCCTAGATCCTTTAGAGCGATCAGAAGGTCTCCAGCGACAGCCCTTCATAATCATCTGCTCCGCTAGGCTGGGGCCAGTATCTCCTCTTTTATGCCAGAGGGAAGAGTCTAACACCCCGTATCTTATTGTACCATCTCCTGACTCCACCTGTAAAATCATATCCGCTAAGTCCGTAGCGGTAACTTTAGTTACATACATTTCCCTATAAATAATTAACTGCTCAGAGGGAGATACAGCAAACCATACAACACCTGTCCAGCTACCATAACCATAATCACAAGCTCTGAACTTCGTCCAACCACTAGGGATGTCATAAGGTTCCACAACATGAATTTTTCTATTGAACTCTGGAAACGCTGCACCTTCATTAACATCCCAATTTCCTTCTAGTAGTTGTTTGCGTTGATGTTCTGGCATAGACAAAAGCATAGTCTCATAGTCACCGCTATCAGCTAAGTAAGGGTTGTCAAACAAACTGGCAGGTATAAACCTACGCTTAAATAATGGTTGACCTGCTTTTGTATGACCTTTCGGATACTCTAGTCTATCTCCTGTTTCAATATTAGTAGCCCAAAAAGGCTCATTAGGTTTAGAAGGGTCAATAAACATTTTTTTAACCCATTGATGCCCAACAGAACCGGGGTTTGTTGTAGCTCTCATGTACAGTCCTAGTTCAGGTGCAGCACTACGTAATCTTGAGCGCATATAATCCCACGCGAAACTTGTAGACCATTGAGTCAACTCATCGAAGGCTATGTAGTTAAATGCCTGTCCTTGGTAGCGCATAACGTCTTGGTCTTTGTCTAGGTAACTCATCCAGATCCGTCCACCTCTAGGTGTTACCCATTGTGATTTACGCTCTGACCATTTGATACCCGGTATTGCTTTAGGATACAACTCCTGACTCTTCTGTATTAGTTCCCTTAGTTCCTCTGTTGTGTGTCTTACTAGTAGTCCACTAAAATCCTTATGATTCAAGCTTCTAAGAGGGTCAGCTAATGTCGCATAGCTCTTACCACCCCCAGCGGCTCCACCATATAGTACTTCACGCTCACTTGACGCTAGATAGTCTGTTTGTGGCCCATCATTGGGTTTAAACACTATGTTTTGCGCCTGTTCTACGTCAAAAGGAGCAGCAATAGGTGTAGCTGGAACCTTCTTTGTTTCACGTGAAACATCCTTATTTACTTTAGGTGTAGTACCCTGTCCTTTCTTTTTCGAGCGTTTCGTAGTGCGAGATGGCTTTTTCGAGCCTTTTGGCAAGCTCACGTTTAATTCTAGCAATTGTTTTACGTTTTCGCTCAATGTCTACTCTTTTCTTTAAACCCATGTGAGATATACTTCTGCCAGACTGTGTAGTTAGCCAAGCAGAGACTTCTCTATAACTATACTGCTTTAAATGTTTCTTTGCAAGCTCTAATAGTTCTAATTCTTTAATAATAGGGTTTAACCATTCTTCATCTTCTAAATCTATTTCGTATCCCCAAGGTACAGGTTTTACTAGTCTTGGTATTCTCTCCCACTGTTTCATCTTAGGGGGCTTTGGTAGCATCCAAAAACCTAAATCGTTTTCAGCAAAAAAAGTAGCCATTGTATTTATTCACAAGTACAAGTATCATTGTCACAGTTATTGCAACTTTTTTGTTTAGGAGGTAGAATAAATAATCCACCAGTAGCTTCTACAGCTACCTTCTCAGTCTTAACTACACCAGCACGATCTAGTATCTGCCCTGCTGCAACCATCTTCTCTTTAACGCCTAACTGTGTAGGATCAGATAAAGCACTACCGTAAGCTACAGCAGCTTGAGGGCCAAGCCTAGACATATAAGTTTTAGTAGCCTCAAAGATTTCATCCTTAAGACCTTCAACAACTAAACGTGTAGCTGTAGAATCAGAGTATCCTGCCATCTTTTTAGCAGTAACAACATCTCCTGCAGCCTCATCAAATAAGACTTGCATAAAGAGTTGTTGTTTCTCGTTTAAGTTTCTACTCACGTTATCCTCCTGTACGGCTTAGTAGTTTTAGCCGCCTTTTTAGGCTGCTTAGAAAACTGTTTACCCTTTGCTTTATCTGCTCTTTTTTTGGCAGAGGAGGCACTGTAAGTTTTAGAATCCATAGCTTTAATAGCAGCAGCCGGAAGATAACGTTCTCCCGTAGGTCTTGGACCTTGTGTCGAAGGTTTGCCACTTTTAGTTCTCCACTTTTGTTTTGTCCAAGACTTAAGACTTTTTTGACTTTTTGCTATTGCCATCTGCTATTGCCTTTGCTTTTTTAGTTAGTTCTTTATAATGAAATAACTTTACACTTGTTTTACCATGAGTTTTACCTGTGTGCAAAGAACCGTCAGGCATCTTGTGAGTTCCACCCGTATGCTCTGTACCGTCTTTCTTATAGTGTTTTACGCCCTTCATGATTTGTATCCCCCGCCTTTAGCTTTGTATTGCTTTGCAACCATTTGAGCTTTACGTGCCGACCACTGTCCGGGACTTCCTCCTTTGCCGCCAGCCTTAACGGA